CAGAATGAGAGACGCGACTCTGGGAGTATGGACTGATCAACGACTCGTAAGTCGGTTGTCCTAATGCGCGCTGTACCTGCATATGCATTACGCACATAACGTTCCGATACACGCACACCATTCCTCCTCATCGCTCTAGCAAAAGCGGATATTACAGGCACACCATTTGACAGTGAACCCTCACAAATTCCAACAGCCATCATCCACTTACGTAAGTGTTTAATGTTGCTAATTGGCAACAAACACATCGTACCTTTAGTGATGACAGTCTGTGGATTACGCACCATGATGTAGCCTAATGCTGTCCAACACGGCTTGCATTGGCAGAATTCAATTGCTTCAAAATCATCGACCGTTTCTTCAAGCACCATCCGAAACCCTTTCAATCGATAATATTCATTCAATCCTGCTCTCCACTTCGCCTCCTCCCTCCGTTCCATGATGAAGACACAATCGTCTCCGTTATTGATCAACCCGATGCGTACTCCTGTCCGGACCGACCACTCATATCCCATTGAACACATAATGATACAATTGCCCAACGAGGTATTTAAATCCCCCGAAGCGCGTGTACCACGCATCTCAAACTTAAGTTTCCCGTCGTCAAAATAAGCAGTTCCTTTGTTGTTTAATTGTTGCGATAGCAACCAACACAACTGTTTTACATTCGACCAACGAAGATCCATATGAGATGCAGCTTCAACGATAACTTCATCATACAACTTGATGGCATGCATAAAACTATCCGCCAAAGGTAATATATAATGCAGGTGTTCATAATACAGTTGTTCTAAGCTGACATGCATGTCAAACTTAGTGGCATCACCGCCAACCGCAACTGGATCTTCGAACAAATCCCACACCTTCAACATCTCTTCAGCAGACTGTCTACAGTCCATCCCCTTTATCACAACACTCTCTTGTTTAAACGTTTGCGCAATTGCTGCATAGTACTTCTTTTCATTTAATTTCAAAAACCTTCCTAACGCTAAGTTAAACAGAGGTGATCTAGGATTAATCACACGTGGTGCCTTACCCAGATCCGTCTTCTCAAATTTAACAAAGCTATGCAACATTGCGTCCATACGTGTAACACCATCATTCCAGAATCTCTGCTCTGCGGCCAGATACAACTTTCTCTTTGGCCCAGTGTACGCATTAACAACCTCACGGGTTGAAGCGACTGGGGAGAGATCTAGTTTAGAGCTGACTTTTTGTAGAAATTCTACTGCGCCTGGACTCAAAGTCTGACGCATGGTGGTACCCAAAGCGGGCTCAAAGCCGTCACCGACTTTGCAACGCATGTAACGTTCTGAAAACGCACGATGTCCATTTGCCAGGTTGTTATTAAAAACACCCAGCCGGGACGGTGGACATAAACCCGTAAGTTTAGTCCACCGTCTGGTCCTATAGGCTTCCCCATTCGGCAGGCACTTAAGCCCGGTTGGATAGATTTCGGACGAAGAATCCACCCCCTGCACATGAACGGGGCACCACTACGCCTTAAGGCGTGTGGTGTCACTCTTGAAACCCATCTGTCTCAAGAGCCACCTAGGGATCCGCCGCCGGCGACCCCCTGCTAATATCTGGTTTTCACGACACATAAAATAACATTCCATCACATGTGGTAAATGTCTCGATACATCAATATTGCGAAATCCAGCATCTTTCATGACCTTTCTTGCTATCTTTTCAACGACCAAGGCATTCGAGTCAGTGTTCAATAAAGAAACACCAACCTTTGCATCAATCGCTACAAGAATAGCGGCCACAGTCGCGGATTGCAACTTGTGTCTCGCATATGTGCCAAGTAGTGCTTGTGGCACTACTGGCGCCGGCGGCGAACCAGTTCCCGAATTAGGCGTGGCCGGTACAACCGGCACTGCCGCAGCAACCGGACGAACCGGTGCCACAACTGCAGCAACCGGACGAACCGGTGCTGCTACAACCACAACCGGCACTGCCGGTGTGGCACGCCCCTCCTCGGGTGGAGGGTTTTGCACAAAATCACGCGCCCGGGCGGACGGGTGATAACCTTGCCTCGACGCATGCATCAAGGAAAGGGGTGCAAGAGTGCGATGTTTCTTGTAAACAAACAACTGTCTATCGACATTCAGACGAATACATTCATCTGTCAAGTCGTTGACACCTCCAAGGGCAGTTGGTAATGTTCGCTGATAGCTGACCGCATGTTCGAATTTTTCCTGAATTTCAAGATCATCTAGAATATGCGCATCAACACAGCAACAAGCTACATCGCACAGGAAATCGAAAATACTGCGTTTCACTCTCTGAAACTTTGTTGCTTTTCGGAGGTGGTGAGCCCCAAAGTCTGAAATTTCGACTGTTAGTCGATTCATCGCAGTGATAAGATAATTTTC